GCGCATTACAGTTCGCCACGATCGCGGCAAGATTGCCGTTCACAGTTCCGGAGCTTTCATCCGTACAGTCATAGACTGTATGGCCTGCCGCCTGCAGTTTACGGATCACCAGGTCTTTCACCTTTCGGTCCTCTGATGTTTCGGAAAATATACCGGACGCTCCCGGAACCTTAAAGTTATGTCCTGCATGTACATTGATCTTCATTCCTTTTTCCTCACTTTCTATATTTAAGATTTCCTGATGTATCTTCAGTATCTTCTCCCCGTATCCTTTGCCTGCCGCCCATCCTGTATGGTTTGGGTTCTCCTGTATCCCCAGCCACTCCACATATTCAGCCATCCCGCGTTTTACGAAGTGGAAGCGTGGGTCTACGCATCCCTGTTTTAATGGCTGGTCACAGGCATAGGCTTTTAGGTGCTGGACCTGCGCACGGATTCCCAGCCGTGGACTGGGGAAATTGTTCCCTTTCGTTCCGGTGGCGGTCACACCCATCCCACAGAAATTGTTCTGTTTTAGGATGACTGCAGACCCGGCGAAGGTAAAATCCCCAGTCTCCAGACAGGATTGTGCAAAGGCGATATCACCTTTTACTCCCTCCGATTCTCCTTCTTCCAGATACAGCGGTATCATATCCAGTACGGACGGCTCCACACTGGGGTTTCTGCTCTTGATATATCTGCGCATCTGCTCTGCCGTGGCAGATGCTCTTCCCATGATCAATACACCCATTTCTTTTCCTTTCTGCTCAGAAGAGGACGATCACTCGCCCTCTGGTCCTTCTTCCGTTTCTTTCTTCCCGTCTTTTTTCAATAAGTTCCGCAGCATCTCATAAAATCCCGTGCTTGCCAGACCTGAAATCATACCGCCAAGCACCACCTCTGCGTTAATTCCGTTACTCATGTTGATAAGTATTGCGATAATTGTTCCCATAGCAAGAGCGGCAAGTGGGATGTACCTGTTTTTTATTGCAGGTATTGCCGTCTTGATTACATAGCCCACCAGCAGGCAGATGCCTAATATTACCGGGTTGATATAGTTTGTCAAAAAGCTTAAGTCCATGATTAATACCTCCTATCGTACAACAAAGTTCTCCCATTTTTTATATGCATCCACATACGTCTCTTTTTTATCCCCGTTGTGAGTAATCTCGTAATACATGCCGTCTGACACCGTAGTGCTTACCAGGGCTTTATTGTTCTGCAGCGTTTTACAGCTCCACACAATAAATACATCCTCTTCGGTGATCTGTTTCCGATCCGTTTTGTCAGCGTGCTCATTAAAATAATCCATAACGGTTTTCTTGCATAATTCTAAAAATTCTTCATTATTCATTTTTTCATATCTCCTTTTCCAAATCCTCGATCCTATGGTTGGCAACCTTCATTTTCTCTTCCAAAATATATGTTCTTTCCACGACCGAGTTATGTTTTTCCACTTTTTTTGTAAGTTCTTCCAGCTTATATTCCATCAATGCCCGCGTTTTTTCCTGCTGGCTCTTGTTGCTTATCAGGCAGACAATTAGAGTAACGCCTGCAGAGATGCAGGCTGAAATAATTGTTTCCATTTGCATATCTCCTTATTGATTTTTGCAATAAAATAATACCGTTTCCGGCCTTGCTCTGATCTCATTATGTTTATCCACATCATCTGCATCGGCATATGGCCTGCAGTAGTATTCCGTCATATCCAACTCCTCCTCAATCTGGGACAGAGTTTTATTTCCCTGACCCCTGACAAGGAGTCTCAGGTCTGTGATGTGAGACCATAGCCTGGAGATGATACTTAGTTTTGTCATCATTCCTCAACCAGTTCCTCCATGCCGGAGTCCGCCAGAATCTCTTTTACTTTTTCTTTCAGCAGGCGCGGAACCTGCTCATAAGTTTTCTTTCCCAGCATGATCTGCTGCGCCCATAACATTGCCATCATTTCTTTACCGTCCTTTCCTGTTATCATAATCATGAGATTGGTTAATAAGTTACACATAGACCGCCTCCGACATTTCCAGCAGGCACTCTGTCAGCATCCTGATATTTTCGTCCTGCTCCTGGAGTTTCTGCTCCAGCGTCTTTTCCTGCAGCGGCTGATATTCCAGATACTTCTCCGGATTCTTTTCCACCGCTGCCCGGCTTATGTTCTCAGCTTTTTCCCTAAACTGGCGGAAATCATATTCCCAGTAGGTGTCCTTGGTTGTGTGCGTCTCTCCAAACTCGTCCACCTGGGAACTTTCATCAGTTACCTCCTGACCGTTAAGACAGATCGTCACATCAACCATGCCCTGATCAAGCGGCTGCCAGCGTACTGCTGGCTGCTCTGTTGTGAATCTTGCTTTCAATGTTTACCCTCCTTTTCGCGTATTTCATCAGCTGCTCTATTCCATACTTCGCTTTGAAGTAGTTGGAATCTGAATTTAAGAGGGGAAAGCCCCTCTGTCAGGCTGCCGCCTGCCATTCACCCCTGGTGCCGTTTGGGGAAACGCCGGAGACGAGATGCCAGTACGCGTACGACCAGCCAGCGTACGCAAAGAGACCCCAGAGGCCAGCAACCGCACCAGAGGACAAAACGCCCAGCGCAAGCCACTCCCTCTGGCCGGATGTTTCCGTATCTGTATAAAGCCCGTCAGCAAAGCCTGTGGTAGATCCGGCCCCCGTTCCTGTCGGAATCATAATCCCCAGATCCGTGTCTGTGGTTTCTTCGGATATATATCTCCAGTTTGCCGCCGTATATGCCACCTGTGCTTTTGCTTTTCTGTAGCTTGTCCTCACTGTCGCAATGTTGCTGGACAGCGTGCTGGCATCCTGGCACACATACACATCTCTGGCCGGGTTTCCGTCTGCTCCTGCCACAATATCCATGACCACATTGCCCAGCACCTCATAAGCTCCCACGCCGGTCTCAATACCCTGAATTTTAAAGGCATATATCCCTCTGGTATTGTTGCCCAGGGAGCCATCCGATCCGGCCACCTCATCTGTGGAACCGGAATGCCAGGGCATTGTGGAGATGCAGGTTGTCAGTGTCGTATCAAAAGCCTCCGGAGCATCTACATAAATGGCAGCATTTACATCGTCTACATCCTCAATTTTCAGTATCTTCACGCTGTATGCCAGGTTATGCATATATGCATAATATCTATCATTGTTTGTGGCTTCGCCCATTTCTCCAATGGAAACATATGATCCGACCACATAGGATGCCGCCTGTGACTTTGTGAGGATCACTCTGGTCACGCCGGTTTCCGCCACCAGGTTCATGTGCTGCGCGCTGTAGCTTGTGCATCCTGCCATGATACTCTGGCTGTGTGTGGTTGCGTATTTAATAATCATCATGAGCTGTCTGTAAAACAGATCCCAGCTCGTTGTGCCGCAGTAATGGCCGCCCAGCTTGTGCATGTAAGCGATCATGCCGGTGTAGCTGATCGGGTTCTTCGCCTGTGCGGCCTGGCATCCATTAGCTGGAGCCAGTCCCTTTGAGGAGTATGGCATTCCATCAATGTCCCCGGCCGCATATTTTGCGTGTATCATAAACGGGCTGAGCGTCCCATCCGGGTTAATGGACTCTTTCATGGGATGCGGTGTGAGTTCTGTCTGGCTGTCAGAATAGTGGTACAGGACTGCCTCCGCCGTGTCCTCGATACCGAACCATGCGCTCATGGTTACCTCGCCCACTTGTACCTTGCCATACTTTGTAAATCCAGTCTGCCCCTCCAGGGCGTCCACATGGTTGAATCCGTTTTCGTCTACAGAAAAATTGCAGGTGAAATGGTGGAACAGGCCGTACTGTTCATAGTCATCCCGGCCTTTAGCACGTCCCACAGATGGCTCACAGACCATGTTTTCATTGGCGTTCATTTTTACGCCCACCGGACTGGTTGATGTTGCGTATTTATAGATTTTTGTGGTAAATACCAGCCCATTTCTGCGGAGGGCAAAATAATTGGAAAGAGCCTGCTCCACTCCGCCACCCGCCTCTTTGATGGCGTTAATCTGGGCTTTTCCAATCGTCTCTATATTTTCGGCTGCCTCTGCGGCTGTGGCCTGTACATTCTGGACCTGCGTTGTGCCCTCTGCCCGTACACGGGATGCCTGGGTGTCTCCGGCTGTGTTTACTCTCTGGGTCTGAGTATTTCCAGCCGTATTTACGCGCTCTGTTTGTGACTGACCAAGATTACCAATATCTGCAAGGGCCTGCTGTACTGTAAGGTCAAAATCACTTACCATCTTCCTCATTTCAGCAATGTCTTCATCTGTCGCGATTAGTTTGATTTTATTCGGCCCATGACAGTACCGCATCAAACCTGTATCCGTTGAGATAGCCAGCTCACCGACACTCATTCTTTCAGGGATAAAGTCTTTTTCAAGACCGATTCGCATTGTGATTGCCATTTACCGTGCCTCCTTCCACTCTTCAAAATTCCCGCCGTTTATATCAAATTCGGTTTCATAAATGATATTGCTACCGGAAAACAGTCGGATTTTATTTCCTGCAATAGAGATGCCGTCAGCCTTGCCATCAAGCTTTGTTATAACCTGCTCATACACACCCGGGGTAGGAACCTGTGTTTCGTATCCCTCTCCATACCCAGATGGGCTGATTTCCATCGGCGCCTCATTCGCTGTTACTAATTCACCGCAAAATACTGATACATAACCAATTCCCTTCCCATCTAGAAATTCCCACGGAACATAACATTCATCATGATCCATGAGGATGAGTTTTCTTTTATCAGTCCTGCGGAATATAGC